CCAACAGAAGTTGGTGGTTATCTTGTATTTCATTTATTTATCTGTGGTTAATGCTAATTCTGCATATTTAATCATATATGGCTCAAGCATTTGATCACACACTTCTAAAACTCTCATAAACTCAGCAGAATCCTCACACGCAATTATCTTATTATTTCCATCACTACTTTTAAGTTTGAAAGTTCTAGCACAGATGTCTACAATAACTTCGTATACAAAATCTTCCATATGAGAATTATTTTTTTCTTATTATAGCATATGTATAAAAATCGTCAAGAGAGAGTAAGACTTGTACTCCCAATACCAGCAACAGTAAACGTAAGTGTTGAACCAATCACACTTATCTCCACTCCATTAAATGTTCGTGAATAAGAATTACCATATACGAAGAGATCTTCAGTAATTTCTGTTTTTTGATCGATATAATTTATATCATCGCTATCATAGTCTGGATAAGGAACACCACCGTTTTTAAAATCTGCCATTATAAGAAATCCTGTAAATTTGCACCGAAACTTTCTAATTCAGCAGAGAGTGCTGTTTCTGCTTCTTTTAATTGTGATTGTAATGCTTTAGTGTCAATACTACTCGCTACATCTGCTAGTTTTCCAGTATATAAACTTTCTGGTACTGATGTTCCCTTAAATACTGCACCACTCCAACTTACATCTTTGACTCTTATCTTTCCTCTAGGAGCTTTTATATAACATTCATTTGAACTCATGGTAACTTTACCTGCCTTCACTGTAAAATTAGCAGGTGCATTTATTTCTACATTCTTACTTGCATCTATAACTATATTTGTTCCTGTCAGTTTTACATCACCATTACTCATTGCTGTGATACAAACATCTCCTTTTGTACCAGCGATATTAACACAAACTCCACCTTCTGCTTTTTGTCCACCGATTATCTCAATACACTGGTCATTATAGATGTGATATATTCCTCCCTCTGTCATTCCAACAGAACTTTGCTCACCACTTTTTGTGCTTGCCATCCAATTATAAACAATCGGACCACTCAAGCCTTCTTGTGGATTGTTAATATCAAGTTTTACATTTGATGTAAAAGCTTCATATACTCTTTCTTGCCAGTTTTCGTTTGGTTTTGTCGCCATTATTTTTAAAAGTATTTATTAGTATCCACCATATCCACCGCCACCGCCACCAGATGGTGGAGAACTAGGAGGAGATGATGGAGGACTTGATGCAGGTGGTGAAGATGTAGGAGTTGATGGTGTACTTGTTTCGTAATTTATTGTACCAGTTCCTTCAGATGAGTCAACCATCGTTTGAGTTTCAGTTGGAGTAACTACTTCACCTTGTTCATATGTGACTTGTTCTGCAGATACAACAGTTGTCATAGTAGATCCAGTTGTCATCATTCCCCTTGATGTTCGACTTTCTTGAGGTGTGTCATATATTATAAAATCACTATCAGAGTGTTTTGCACCTGTCATCTTAACACCATTTGGCATAACATGGAAAGCACCATAGTAAGGTTCACCATTAACAAACCCAACAATACCGTCACGAGGTGTAATACAATCAATAACTACTTTTATTTCTCCTTGGTACTCAGGTCTAGGTGCTAATTGTGCTCTTAGTATCGCACCTGAACCTGTGCTTGTCCTAATACTTAGTTCTGGTAATTCGGAAACTTCCTTTACATTTTCATTCTCTGGATTTGGGGGAATAACATTAAGTAATCTTCCCTGTTCATCAATAAATTTAGTGTACTTATTTCCCTGTTGATCAGTTATTTCATCCTTCTCTTCATAACCTTTACCAGGATTTACAATAACAACGTGATCAACTGCATAACTTTCATCCGCAGTCTCAATAACTGGATAATTTTCACCACCAGTTATGACATATATGTCCGTAACTTTACCATAAGTGGGTGATGCTTTATCATAATCAATATTCGCTCTTGCAACTGCTCCATATCCCTGATTACAATTGTCTACTATCTCTACGAATGGTGGTATTGTATATCCAGAACCCATATTAGTCATCTGTATACCAATTAAACTACCAGTTTGTCCTGCTACTGCATCACCAACTAATCCCCCTAATATCGCTTTTGCAGCTGCACCCTTTCCATTTCCACCAAATACATTAACCTTTATACCAGAGCAATTAGATGGTGTCCCTGTAAAACAATCGCCTAATGCACTTCTGTAACCTTTTGTATTTACAAGTGGTGTCATAAAATCAAATGCACCCGTGACTGCTGCGACAGAACCTAAAGCTAATGGTAATTTTGGTAATTCAATATTTGGTAAATTAAGATTAACACCACTTAGTAAATTATTAAAAACACCTGTCCCCTCTGCTGCTTCTTTCAATGACTCAGCAGCATTGGCAACACTTGATAATGCACCTGCCAATTGCTCAACGGACGGAACTGACATATTTTTCGGACCTTTTCCAATCGTCCACTGATTTGTTTTTTGCCCAAGTGTTGAAGACGCAGTTGGTAAATCACAACCACCTAAAGCATCAGATATACCTAATAATCCATCTGCTTTTTCTCTTAACATTCCCCCTATATCAGTTGGAAATATATCACCTAAATCTCCAAGCATTGGTCCGATTGCTTCATCTATGCTCCCTATAATACTATTCATTATACCAGCATTAAATTGATCACCGATGCAATCATTAAAATTTTGTACATTATTCAGTAAAGGTGCTAGTAAATCTGAAATATTACTCTCTAACTTATCTGTAACATTTTTCATCATACAAGGTATTGCATTTTCAATATTTAAGATAGAGGGTACTTTTGCTTTTTGTGCAAAACTTGCAACTTTTTTTGCTAGTGCTAAGTCCCCTGTCTCTGCCAGTACAGCACCAAACTTATCTTTATAAAGTTTATTCAAACCATCATTCATCATCGGAGCCATATTATCAAACGTAGATTTAATCATATTAGATGACATCGAAGTTGATATACTCGCTAAGTTTCTTGATGCGTCTGCCAATACTTTATTTTTTAGTGCTGGAGTTGCACCCTTAAAATCTTTAAGTGCATTTTTTATTTCACCATTTACTTTTGTTACTGCTGACCTAGCACCACTTGTATCTCCAAATGTTATTGTAGTTCCCAAAACTGAACTTGCAACTTTGGTTACTTTACCAGTTGCTGCTGTTATTTGCTCTGCTGTCTCTGTATCTACCTGTCTATTTGATGGACTCGACTCTTTATTTTGATCACCTGCTTCACTCTGTGCAATATTATCATTAGGTTTTATTTTGCTGGTATATCCTGTATATGGAACAAAAGGTTGTGAATATGTTTTATCTTTTGATATTTCAGCAGCAGCAGTTGAACTTGAAAAAACACCTATAATTACGGGTTGTTGTGCAATGTCTCCATCTAAAAAGAATCCAAGCACATTATCACCAGGTAGTATTTGAGTAGGTTTACCTCGACCTGCTCTACCAGAACCTCCCTCTGGTGATTTTAAAATATGTGCCCAAGGTAAATCTTCATTCTTAAGTTCTACATCGTTATCAGGATGATAACCCATAATTCTTACTTTGACTCGATTACCCCATCCATCACCATTTATTTGCTTTCCTTGTGCTTCTTCTGGTGCAACTTGTCCTACCCACCATTTAAAACCATCTCTTCCAAGAAAGTTACTTTGCATTAATGAATTTTCAATCATTTTGCCTTCCTCCCATTCGTATCTCTACAAAGTTGTAATTTAGTGTAAGAACCTTTTGCATCAAAAAAGTGAGTTAACTTCTTAATCATATAAAGACCACTTTGAATTTCATCAGGACCTTTTTTCTTCTCCATATCTATTCTGGGAAATTCACAATTAATTATATCACCAGCGATTAAATTTGTATTCAAGGGGATAGTCATAGTTAAAATTTGTGTAAAAAGTGTATTATATCTCATCATTGCTTGCGAATGAATTTTTGCTGGATCAGCATTCTCATCTAATGAAACATCTTTATCTGTGATTCCTATATCAAGTATACCACAAATGTATCTACTTGGTACACTCGCCAAAGTACGACTATCATTTGCACTCAGAGAGGGAAGAACAACATCGATGTCTGCACCAAGATTTTCAATTTTACCTGAGTAATCTTCTAGTTTAAATTCTCTTTGAGCAGATGGTGTATAGGTAAATGTAAGAGGATTAAAGTATGTGCGATTACTACAATATGCTCCTCTCTCAAGATTTTCTAGTAAGTTTTGATTACGTGTCGTTGAAAAAGCAATGATATTGTAATCTTTAGTTTTATCATCCCTATCAACAATACCTGGCTTATAAACATATTTTTTTGGAAATGGATTTGTCCGTATAAGAGCATCGACTGATTTAAATCTAAATCCCTTCTGTGTTTCAAAAAAGAAATAACCAGCAGTTGCATCTTTACCAGAGACATTACCAGGCACGGACTTTGATGCTAACATTGTCAAAACAGTAAACGGTTTTCTCATATTACCAATAAACCCATAAGGATTTTGAGTTTCATCCATATCATATAGTTTGTCGGAACTTAAATAATTTTTTACAATATCTTCAACACTATCTGATATTTTTTGAGAAGATGGGAACTTTTTACCTACTCTTATTGTTTCGTTTGTGATTGCTTCTCTAGAAATTAAATTCAAAACAAACATTTCTCGCTCTGCATCAATATCAACATCAGTAATTGAACCTACATACAAATCTTGAAATTCAAGACCATCGTTGTCTGGAGAATTTCCTGCTATTTTAATTTCAACCTTTTCCCCACCTCTTAATGGAAAACCATTATATAAAGACTGTACTTTTCCATCTTCACCCTCTATAGTGTTACCAGTATTAATAACAACCATCCTTGCTGTTATCATCGGAGAAAAAACATCCTCATAGTAATTTAAACTCACTACACCAGTTCTAATATCAGCACTTTTCGCTCCATTAACTGATGTCAAGGTTATTTTTTCGTATATCGATTTATCTACTGCTGCCATTACGTGTACTTAAGTGTTGAAGTGCTTTGCATTTTCATAAGCATCTGTTCATCTCTGACTTCAGGAATGGAACTTGATGATGATCCACTAGATGTCATACCACCAGATGAAGCAGTTTGCATTGGTTTCTCAATTATCATAACTTTATTTTTTGATTTCCTTTCTGTCTCTATATTTACCTCTTTTTTAGATGGTGTTACGAGTGATGACAAATCAACTTTTCTTTTTCCATCTACACTACTTTCAAAATCAGGGTCATACTTATCAGCTAAAGGAAGAGTGGTAGTTGTTGGTGTCACACTCTGACTTATATTTTCGACAGTTTCAGGTGTCTCTAAGAAAGATGAACTCCTAGTTCTGTTTCTACCACTTTTTCTTTTTTTAGAGGAGGATAATGCTTCCTTTTGTTTTTTCTTTAATTCATCTCGTGGGTCAGCAACATCGGCTCCACCAGCAGCTGCTGATGAAGATCCTCCACCTCCACCTTCACCACCTTCACCTGCAGTTAATCCTTCTTCCAAATCATTTTTTATACCCTCTATGTCATCTGAATCTCCTTGAACAACTTCTTCTTCCTCTCCCTCTTCTTCTTGACTCTTTTCAACTTTCTCAGCAATTCTATTTTTTGCTTCTTTTAGTTCAGCAGGTTCTTCCACTTTTTGAGATTCTAATTTAGCTGCTTCCTCTTTATTATCTTGTTCCTGTTCAGTATCCATTTCAAAACCTGGTGGATCTGGTAATCCAAAACTTTCTGGGTCTTGAAATTGTGCTGATGCTTGATTTATTTCATTTACTGATGAGGCTAGTCCTGTAGTCGCACCTTCTATCCCTGCTTCTATCTCTTTCTTTTGACTTAAGAAATCAAATCTCATCAAACTTGATAATGCGTTTGATACTATAGTACCAATACCACCAAGCACAAATTTTATACCATCAACAAAAAGACTTAGTATGCCAGTTACAGATGATATCCTCTTTATTAATCCTTCTATTCCTTTAATAATTCTTGGTAAATTTTGTATTGCCCATCCTATTAATAAGATACCTAAAAAGTCTAACATTCTTCCAAGAAATCCTCTAGTGCTCTTTCCTAGAATTGTTCCCTGTGTTTTTGGTGCACCTTGAATTGATGAAGCTTCAAGTTCATCCTCTCTATCTTTTCTTCTTATGTTTTCTTGTCTTTTTCTGAAATACAAATCATCATTACGAACCAAACTTCTCTTAAATATATTTTTCTGTCTTATAGTCTTTGTTGCTTGATCAGCATTTTTTCTAGCACCCCTTAAACTTTTAGAAAATTTTTGCACTGAGTCACCTATCGATTTAATACTAATCGATGATTTAAATAATGAATTTCGCCTAGACTGTAAAGACATTATGCGTTAGCTCCATACATTGAAGATGCATATAAAGTATGAATATTATTTTCATTAAATCCTATGTTAGGTACATTATCAGCAGGTTCACCGCCTGAACCATCAGATGTTGCATCTGCACCTCCACCTTGTCCTGCCATAGGGAACGTAACAATTTCGGCTCCACCCTCTTCTAAACTTGAAACTTTTTCTGCGACATTATTTGCTTCCATCTTATTAACTGGGGTTATTGATTTATCAACCATACCACCCTTGTTAAGTGTTTCAAAGAAACTTGCACCTATTCTATCAGTTGTTTCTCTTGTCATTATAAATTCACCTGGAGTTAGCAAAGCAGGAATTATATCCTTATTAATTCTAGGACCACGAACTATACCTCCTTTTCTCATACCAACAACATTATCTTCCTCAATACTTTGTAGACTACCATCTTCAAAGTTTAATTCTTTTTCTGATTCCTCATCATCATTGTTTTCTGTCTTAAATCCGAATAATCTTTTAAGTCCACCTAACAATGATTTCATTGCTTCACCACCTATGAATCCACCAATAATACCACCGATAATAGCTCCTGGTCCTGCACCAACTCCACCAAAAAATGCTCCAATAGTTGCACCAACAGACGCACCTACTTTTGCACCAGCAGCAAATCCAGCCGCACCTGCGATTGCCCTATCTAAACTCTCACCAAATATAAGAAAATCTATTAAGAACGATCCGATAACACCACCTTTACCTTTTAGTGGTAGTGCTAATTTTTTGATCAATCCCATAAATCCTTTTCCACCAACATTTTTCACTACTGATTTTGTTCCCTCTTTTACAACTGTTTTAGTAGCTGTCTTCGTAGCCGTTTTAACTCCTTCTTTGCCTATTTTAGGGAATAATTTACCTTCTATGGTATTAAGTACACTCATTCCTATCCCAAATCCAAGTGTATTAAGTGCAAAATCAGCAACTGGGTTTCCAGTTTTAGGTATTATCTTGTTGTTTAAGTAAAGAAGTGCTCCTGTTTTAAGACCAAAGGCAATCGCACTGAATGGTACAGATAATAATCCTCCTTTACCCAATCTAAGTGCAGATGCTGCTAATGCACTGACTCCATTTAAAATTGCCTTGAATCCTAAACTTACTGCGACCATTGTACCGCCAACAATTAGCAATTGTTGTTGTAGTTTATTTTTTAACTGGTTGAATAAGTCTGTATTATTATCTGCACTTGCTTGAATCATATCAACAAGTGTATTTGTCAACCAACCACCTGCTAATATAAGGAAGAAATTAGTTAACCTTGATAATCCAAACTGTGTTTTCTGTGCTAATCTACGAACTGGGAATGTAAGTGCTTGTTGAATACGACTTTCTATCTGACTTTCTTTTCCTTCTCTTAATCCTTGCTCTGCTAGTATTGCTTCACGATTTTGTTTTGCTGCTTCTCTTTGTCTCTCTAAAGTATCACTTACTGCTAAATTTTCTTGAATTGCTGCTAAAGAACCATTCAACCCCGAAACTTGCTGAGATATGTTTGTGAGTTGTGCTGATACATTATTAAGTGCTAACGAATTCTGTTGAAGTAAATTCGTTGTTTGTGGATCTGGTTGAGCTTGAACGGGTGCTTGACGACCACCGAAGACACTAGAAGATACCGTCCTTCTGACGGCTGAAATACCTCCTGCGAGTGGTGATGCTAACCCTTGTTCCTCATCCATTATAAACTATTTTGTTGTTGTTGTGCTTTTAAATTTTCTTCCTCAACATATTGTTGTAGGAGTGAAACATAAATTTCCCTCTCCCAAGGCATCATATTCTCAAGCTCTGTTAAGCTATATTTATGGTGCTGCATCAAAGCAAAGTTCAATTTATAGTATGACGCAAGATCTTCGTGAGCCATACTCACCCGAAAAAATTCTGTAGCCCCTCTAGTACAATCTCACACTCTTTTTTAGTGTTTGGATTCGTTACCTTAACTGTATGAGACAATTTTGGCATCGTCTCAAAGAATTTTTCGATTGCTTTAAATTGTTTTGAATCCAATTGCTCTAGAAAAGTTGACAATTCTTTTTTAGTGCAATCAGCAGAAGCCCAAGATTCCTCTTCAGAATATACTTGGTCTATACAAGATGCAATCAAATCAAATGTATCATCTACATTCATTTCTGCAGCAGTTGCAAAATTATTTTTAATAAATTCATTCAATGATGGATATCTCATTCTTAATGTATATTGGTCATCAAGTTTGATGTCCTTTTCATGATCATCACTTTTTTGAACTTTTATAGTATCAATATTAATTAAAGCAGGTACTTGTGTTTTTCCATCATCTGGACAAGTTACCATTACTTCAATATCTTCTCCAACAGATTTACCACGAATATTTAAAAACAAATACTCAATATCAAAAGTTGAAAGTTTTTCAACCTTTATACCTTTTGTAAGAATACAATGAGTAATAACATTCTTGACTGCATTTGCAATTTGTTTGGTATCCTGAGATTCCATTGCAAGAATCAATATTTTTTCCTCTTTGACTAAAAAAGGTCTAAATTTTATTTTTCTGTTAGACGAAGGCAACACCAACTCGTAGGTTGGAGTTGAAATGGTTGGTAATGGCATAATAATTATAGCACTTCATTAAAATTATTTATAGAGGTTTTTCAAACCTTAATTAGTTTAATTGTCCTGCACTATTTAAAAAATTAACAGTGCTCTGTACAGGATTACCCCCAATCAATGATGTGAACGCTCCTCTTGGATTTGGTACATTCAAATATCTAAAAGTTGAACGTGCGGCCATTTCATTTAGTTCATCATCTTTTAGTGACATTCCATCTTTTATTGGATTTCCTCTACTAAATCCTAAATCATTATAAGCTCTCCTTAAATCTCTTGCAAGTGATGATGATTCGCCTGAGATGTACCTATCATAACTAAACGAACAAGTTGCCTTTAAGACTTGAGAATTACCATATTGCACACGGACAGAATTCAAAGATAATGGAAATAATCCAATAAATCTATATTCCAAAAACTTTTTATGATCTCTTTCAAATTTTACTATTGTTGTATCATTTGATTTATAATCTCTGGGATAATTTAATTGAAAATAATATGTATCATTGCCAGGATCTGTTTGATTATAACCAGTTATGTACTCCATCCAATGCTCTAGGAATTTCATTGTCTTATATTCATTATCAACATAAAATTCAAAATTCACTTGAGTAAAGTTACGAGTATGGGCAAATCTCTCAACCATACCTTGAAAATCTCCAGTAATATTTTGTGATGCTAATGCACTTCCTGGCAAAGCCGCATTATAACACAATAATCCTACATTATCTGCAATGAATCTTGAATCTATACCTTTTCTTCTTAAATGATTTCTTAATCCACTCGGTGGTAAAGAAAATCTTACAAAATAATCTGATGTCTGAGCTACATTTTGTAACTTAGGCATTATATCTGATATTCTTCTCGGTCTTGGTGCTGGCACTCTAAATATAACTATAGTATAGTTATTTAGATGTCTTACAAGGGAAAATACTATCCTTCATTTCCCAGAAAGTATAAAGGTGATCCAACTAATATTATTTACAGGTCACTTTGGGAAAGAAAGTTTATGGTTTACTGTGATAAGAATCAGAATATTTTAGAGTGGGCAAGTGAAGAGATAGCGATACCGTATCGCTCTCCGATTGATAATCGAGTACATAGATATTTTCCAGATTTTTATATGAAAGTGAAAGAGACAAATGGAAAAATAAAAAATTATGTAATTGAAGTTAAACCAGCAAAACAAACAAAACCACCAGTGAAACCAAAAAGACAAACAAAAGGTTATATTCGTGAAGCATATGAATATGCAAAAAATCAAGCAAAATGGAAAATGGCAAAAGAGTTTTGTGCAGATCGTCAATGGGTTTTTAAAGTAGTTACAGAAAAAGAATTAGGTATATGAGTAGAATAGATCCAATAATTAAAAATCTTGTCGGTACAGAGAGTGCTGATGATTTAGCAACAGAAATATTAGGAGTACTGACTGAGGGAAGTAATGTTCCATCGGTTGGTAATTATTATGTATTTGCATATAGAGCTAAGACACCTGGTATTCCGTATGATGTACATCCACTTGTTGCGGTCACTGGAGTATTTGATTGGGGATTCAAAGGATTAAATTATCACTGGGGTGATGTAAGAAATTACACGTATCCAGAGGTTATAGGTGGACTATATCAAGTTGATGAAATGGAATTAAGAGATTTAAGAACAATTCCTTTTGTCAAAATCGTACTAAATAGTTAAAAAACAAGGTCGATATGGGTAGTAGGAATAGATTTAAGAATAGACTCTCAAAAACAAAGGATAGTAATCTTTCTAGAGCAGAATTAATAAAGAAATATGGTTTATCATCATTTAGAGAAGATGATGCTGAACAGGCTGCCTTAAACGCTTCAAAACCATCACCTGATTTTTCAAAAGATCCAAAATACGCAAGCACTGGCGGACCAAATGGAAATAAATTCATAGGAGATAAGAATACAACTGGAGGCACTGGTGCAAAAGAAACCACTCCTCGAAGACAAAATTTCAAGATGAGACTAGGATATCCACTTGCAAGAGGACCTGGTGAAAAAACTGGTGATACTTTATTAATAAAATGTATTGAATATATGGCACCCGAAGGTGGTGTGGGTGGACTTGGACTCTCATATAAAGAGGAAAAATCTCTTGTTACAGAGGCTGGAAAATATAGGGGTAAAAGTTATAAAGCTGGAGAAACGGTCACAACTGGATATAGCGATGTGTCGATGAATGTGACTGATGCGAATAGTCGTATGAGTCGTAATCAAAATATAAAATATTATGTTGAATTACCTATTCCTCAAGAAGTAAGTGATTCAAATACGGTGAGTTGGGGTGAAGATAAAATGAATATATTTCAACTCGCAGGTATAACTGCAGCTAGTCAATTTCAAAAAGATGCGGGTCAATCATTCCAGCAAGCACTAGATTTTATGCAAAAAGGAATATCCTTTAAAGGGTTTGATGAAGGAACACAAAACGCAATAAGAAATGCTATCAGTGGTGCTGCTATCAATCAACTTGGTGGTAACGTAAGTATGTCAAGTATTATATCTAGAACAACAGGTCAGGTATTGAATTCAAACCTAGAATTATTATTTGGTGGAGTAAACCTCAGATCCTTTCCTTTCAGTATTACATTTACACCAAGATATTATGAAGAAATGATGGAAGTGAAACAAATAATAAGACAATTGAAAAGTTCAATGAATGCAAAAGGAAAAACAATGAGTGCTGGATCAGCATCAGGAGCATTTCTGAAATCTCCAGATGTATTTTCACTTCGATATCTACATAATGGACAAGATCATCCATTCCTCAATCAATTTAAGATGTGTGCTTTAACAGGAATGAGTGTTAATTATACGAACGCTGGAACATATGCAAGTTACGGAGATGGTTCACCTGTGAGTATAAGATTAAATATGACATTCAAAGAACTCAATCCTATCTATTCTGAAGATTATGATGGTATGGGTGAATCAGATGGAGTTGGATTCTAATGGGATATTTTAGAGAACTTCCTGATATTGCATATCAGTCACCACTTTCACATAAAAATTCTTCAAGAGATTTTCTTTTAATAAAGAATATTTTTCGTAGAACAAAATTATTTGATTTTTTAGAGAATAATGTTTCATTGTTAGATAAGTTCACCATAGGAGATGGTGATCGACCAGACACAGTTGCAGAGCAAATGTATGGTGACTCATCACTTGATTACATCGTTGTTTTAGTTGCGGGTATTACAAATATAATTGATGAGTGGCCGTTACAAGATTATCAAGTCTATGATTTTGCATTACAGAAATATGGTAGTGAAGAAAAAATGAATGAGATAAGATATTATGAAACTTTAGAGATAATTGATGACCAAAATAGACAAATCGTACCACCCAAATTAATTGTTGATGCAGATTTTAAAGTTGATGGAACTGTAAACAAATTTCCTAGTTCAACAAGATATACTTTGAAGTCACTTACAGGTAATAGACAATTAGATGATAAAGATGAGTTTACAGTTGCGACAGATAATATTGCTCGTGCTGTAACAAATCTTGAATATGAATATACAATTAATGAAGAGAAGAGAGAGATAAATGTATTATCTCCTGCTTACGTACAATTATTCATAAATGATTTGAGAGACATAGTAAGATATGATAAGAGTTCAAATTACATTTCACCAAACATAGCAGGAACTGAAAATACAAACGTAGTTAATCCATAAAAAAAGGGGGTCGTTTGACCCCCTTTGTAATTATTCTTCTGCGAGTTTCGCAAAGTATGATAGTGCATCATCCTCTTCTTCTGCAACAGCAGGAGTTGGTTTTGATACAGCAGCAGTTACTAATTCTTCTGCTTCTCCACGATCAATATCCTCTTCTTCAAACTG